TCTCTATACTTTTTAATGAACTTATAGAACTTTGGCCATCCTTTATAATCTGCTAATCGGTGATTAAACACAATTGCTTTCTTATTGAATGGAGTAGGAGCTTGGACTAACTTATTAGAATCAGTATTTAAATAGAATGGCTGAATAATATCATCTAATTTCATTAAGATATTATCATTGAAGAAACGACTTGCTTCTCTCATTACTGATTGCTTTTGAGTCATAGTGTTTACATACAATCTTTCCATTTGTAATGTACCTAATATCTCATGCTCAAAGTTTAACCATCTATTTAGATTACTGATACCATTTGAGAAAGTAAATTCCCACCAATGGCAATAACCAATTATAGGTTTGTTTGTGAATCTACCAACAGGCCAATCTGGCAAATGCGAATACACTACATCGTAATCTAATCCTGTTTGGAAGTGCATTAGTTTAATTAAATCCAAAGGTAGATTATTACGCATCCAAATCATATTACCAGACATCTGAATAATATGTTGTTGAACATTTTCAAATTTAGCTAAACGCTTTACGGGTTCAGGTAATGGAATATGCCAGAAGAATTCATCTCCTAATTTTTCTATGTGATTATGCAGTACATCGATGAATGAGTCTGCTTCTATTTTTCTGCTGTTTGTAATATTAGGGATTACTAATATCTTACGCTTGCCGTCTGTTGGGTTTGTCCAAAATTTCATATGTGCCAAATTTAATTAATGCTTTTACAAATATAAGTATAATTTTTTAAAAAAACAAATAAAAATCCCCAAATCTAAAAGAAATGGGGATTACTTTATGGAAAAGATGGTAGGACACTGAAAATTAAATTTTGGCACATCATTCGTTCAGTATTGTAGATTAAGTCCTACCTTTAAACTTATAACAAATATACTGAAAAAAATCTACATTAACAAATAAAAAAAAAAGTTTGTTTAAAACAACGCTTTTCTCAAGTTAGCTAATATATATGATAAATGTCCATCTAAACTCTGAAAAATAAACTCTGAAGTATTTGGAAATTTAAAATATTAATGTTATATTTGTAACATTATCAGAAAACAACATACAATGTAGGATATTGTATTAAAGATAACGGAAGAAATTCCAAACCAACCCCGGCGAAGTTAGTAATCCTACTACTAATTTCAATGGGGTTTTTAATTATATGAACACTATTATTTACAAAACGCACTTTGAGTTAATGAATGAATTAACTGATGCTCAAGCTGGCTTATTGATAAAGGCAATTGGAATATATTGTAGTGGAGTAATGCCAGAAATTACAGACCCTTTAGTTAAAGGAATATTTTTGGGATTAAGACATGATTTTGATACTCAAGCTGAAAACTATGAGAAAAAGGTTAAAGCAAATAGAGAAAATGGTTCTAAAGGTGGTAGACCAAAGAAATCAGTTATAACCGAAGATAACCCACAAAACCCAATGGGTTATTTAGAAACCCAACATAACCCACAAAACCTTAAAGATAAAGATAAAGATAAAGATAAAGATATAGATAAAGGTATTATATACAGTACTGGAAGTATATTAGTTAATAAGCTTCTTAAAAAAGAAAATGTTAAAGAAGAATTAAATAACTTTTGGAATGATGTATAATTTATTAAAAAATAATTCAGTTAAAACACACGTTTCAAAAATTTAATTATATTTATCTGTATAGAAAACTAAATAACTATGATAGGCACATTAAACAAAACAAAGCACTGTAATATGTGTAACACTACAAAAGAAGTTACACAATTCTACAAAAAGAGAGCATCTAAAGATGGCTTACAAATATATTGTAAATCTTGCTTCAAAGAAATTAATCAAAACTTCAGAGAGTTAAAACCTACTTACCAAGTTAATTGGCAGAGAGCAAATAAAACTGAATGGCTACAATATATGCGAGAGTGGCAGATAAAGAATATGGGTAAATCTGATGATAGAAGTAAGATATACACCATATCAGCACCAAATGGAAAAGTATATGTTGGTATGACACAAACTGCATTCAGTAAAAGAGTATCAGCACATAGGAATCAATTTAAAAATAATGCTAAATTCACCCGATTATTACACGATTCATTTACTGAATTTGGTTTTGAAAATCATAAGTTTGATGTAATGGATTTCGCTGGATTAGATAGAGAAACGCTGAGAAGCATTGAAAGAACTATGATTGAAGATTATCAGCAAAAAGGAATTTCATTAAACATAAACAAATAGGTTATGGCTAGAAAATTAAAAGAAGATTATAAAATGTTGCAGCTCGATAAAGAGATGCACGAAGTTCTAAAGAAGTATTGTGCAGAGCATGGTTTCATTATGAAAGCATTTGTTCAAGCACTTATTCGTCAAGCAATTAAAAACAATAAAAGAAAGTAATGAAAAGAATTAAATTAGGAGATTGGGTAGAAGCTCTAATTCACGTTGTTACATTTGGTTTCGGTAAACGTTTATCAGAATGGATAGCAATTGATTTATTAGGATACAAATCATGCGGTTGTTGTGAGAGAAAGCAGTGGTTAAATAGATTAACTAATCCCAACTATGATGGTGGATGTAATCAAATAAAATTATTTTAAATATGAACATAACAATACTATCCCCAGAAGAAAGTTTAAAAGAGTGGGAAGCAATGAAAGCTGAAAATGCAACTTTGACTAGAGAGCAAGTGCAAGAATGGGCTATGAGATTACCAAAGAATATGCAAGGTAATACTGATTACATTATATCAGAAGAAAAATGGCAAGAGTTTTATAGTTGGATTATAACCGATGAAGGGTATGAGCAATGGAAAACGGATTTAGATATAGTAGAGTATATCAGAAATTGGGCAACAAAAAATAATAATTAAAATATGAGAAGAGAATTTGATTTTTATGCACATATGTTAAATGTGTTATTACAACAAACAATATCAGAAAAAGTAGAATATTCTGCTATAACTAATTGGCATGCATCTCATCCATATTTAAGATTGAATTATTATAATAAAGTTCAGATGTCTCAATGTTTAGGTATTTATGTTGGATTAAACCCTGATTACTTATCTACATTCCAAAACATAGTTGAGATTGGAACATATAACGGCGGACTTACCAGTTGGTTATATGATAATATGAAAGAAGGCGGTAAATTAATTTCATATGATATCGATGGAACTATCAATCATACTCAAAGAACTGATATAGATTTTAGAGTAGAGAGTTGCTTTGATGAAAAACCTTTCAATGATATTATTAATTTAATTCAATCAGAAGGTAGGACATTAGTAATATGTGATGGTGGAGATAAGCCAAAAGAATTTAATACATTCTCAAAGTATCTTAAATCAGGCGATGTAATAATGGCGCATGATTATTGTGAGAATGAGCAAGAGTGGAAAGAGAAAACTGATTATTGGCAATGGCCTTATGAAGCAGATACATTCCCACATAGTATCGAAGAAGCAATTAAAGAAAACAATTTAGAACCCTACAAATATGATGCAATGAAATTCTTATTGTGGGCAAGTTACATTAAAAAATAAAAATTAATATTATGTTTGAACAACAACCAACCAAAACATCCATTTCGTTAGACTCAAGTAGTAAAACATTAAATCCAAATTCATTATATTTGGTAGACTTTAGTAAGCTAAATTCAGTAAATGATTTAGTAGTTATATTAGCAGCAATGTCAATAGCATTTCCATCAGACCATCCGCACATTGAAAAGGTTAAACCATTTCTTAATTTGGACAATCCTATTACTATTCCTAATCAAAACGAACAACCAAAACAAACAGAATTAAAATTACCTAAACTAAAACCTATTAAGTAATATGGAAGAATTAAAACCAGATTTACCTCAATCCAAATACCATCCCCTTACATTAGAGGAATATCAGGAGATGAAAGCATTTTTGGAAACGGTAAAAGATTATATGCCTGATAATAAAGCCAACTATGTATGGGGAAACTTCAATCGATTAAGAGGTGCAAATGAGCCACAACCTTGCACTTGCGGTAGTAGTGGAGCACATTGGGGAAGAGCTATTCAGTATTTGAGAGAGTGGGTTAAATCGAAGGAATAAATGATTAGCGGCAGTATTCAAATAGAATGCGATAGAAGATTGACTAACCTATACAATCAGTCTTACAATTGGTTAATCAACGAAGCCAAAAAGATAACCAAAAATACAGAGGAAGCTGAAGATTTAGTTCAAGAACTATTTATCTATTTGCATGAGAAGTGCAATCCAAAAATATGGTACGATGAATCTTATAATTTATTTTATTGTAATAAGTTTTTGCATAGCAGATTTATGAATAAGGTAAAGAAACTAAATCGGACTATATTAAGAGAAACAATGCCTGATATAGAAGAGGATATCCCATACGATACTGAATGGGATTTAAGAATGCAAAAAGCGCATGAGAGTATAGTAAATGAGCTTAAAGCACTTTCGGCAACAAAGATGTGGCCATCTGCAAAAATATTTGAATTATATTGGATGTCAGATAAAACCCTTGATGAAGTTGCAAAAGATATAGGAATAAGTAAATCGACAACATTCATAGCAGTAAAACGAACGAGAAAATATTTAAAAGAAGTTATAGAAAACCCATTCACAGATGGCAAATAATAAAAAGGATTGGCCGGTTATAGTAGGAGAATGTTATCATTGTAAAGAAGTTAAGAACTTAATACAAAGAACTAAGCATAGAAATAATATATGCGAAGATTGTATGAGGGAAAGACAAAAGGAATACAATAGAAAGGAAGCACAAAAAGATGAACGAAGAAGAGAAGGTGTTAATGGTAGATTCCCATACCCATTGCAAGGATGGGAATACTACGGACAAAAGTTCAGAGCATTAGCAAAAGAATTAAAAGATAAAGATAGAGAAGAAAGTATCGAAATCATTAGAAGAAATTTAGATGCAGTATTAGAGAACAAAGAAGTAATGGATTGGATTTGGACAAACGATGCAGGAGAGAGAAAGGAAGAGCAAATCCAAAGAGGAAAAGCCAGACAAAGAAGAGATGAATATATTGATACCCGTAATATGAATTGGGATGATTATGAGAGAGGGGGCTGGGGTGAGCCAGAAGATTCGTAAGGAAAAAATTTTGATAGTGATATGATTAGACAAGAAGCATACGAATGGATAGCCGATACCTTTGGAACGAATTTAGCAGTAGCAGAATGGGAAGGCGATTTATATCCAAAATATAAAAGGATAAAGGATGTACCCGAAGATTTAAAAGTAATCGCTTTGACAAACTTCATAATCAATAGAGGAATATATCAGCAAGTACATAGAGAGCTATACCGATTAAAAAAGAAGATAGGTAAGAGAATAATAAAGGAATCAACCCTATATGAGAAAGCAATAGATAATGTATTGGGTTAATTCATATATACATATATACGAATCAACTACAAAATAAAATAGGTGTGTTATAATTGTAAACTACAACGAAAAACAAATGGCTAAGGGATTTCAAAAAGGAGTAAGTGGTAATCCTAATGGGAGAAAGAAAGGTGTGCCTAATAAGACTACTGCTGAATTGAAAGAGATTATCACTCGTATAGTTGGTAATCAATTGGAACATATAGAGAATGATTTAAATAAGATTAGAAAGAATGACCCTGCTGAAGCAATGCGATTATCTCAAAAGTTTATTGAGTATGTCCTTCCAAAGCAGACTAAAATAGATTTAGAAGCTGAATTAAATCATAAAGTATCTAAAGTAGTTATAGAAATAAAAAAAGGTAATGGTAGTCAACATTCAGACAACGCAGACGTTCGAGAACCTATTGGAGAGTAAAAAGAGAGTTACTCAACATATCGGGGGGACAAGAAGTGGTAAGACATACGCTATTCTTCAATTCCTGATAGCACAAGCGCTTGAAAAGAGTTTGACCATAACAATGGTTAGACAAACGATACCATCGCTTAAAAGAACTCTAATGAAGGATTTTAAGGATATCCTTACTTCACTTAATTTATGGGTAGATGATAATCTTAATATTGCTGATAGGACTTATAAGCTTGGCGATTCTATTATTCAGTTCATTAATACTGATGATGCGGATAAGTTACGTGGTATTAAATCTGATATCCTATTCATTGATGAGGCTAGTGAAGTTACTGAAGATGCATACTTTCAATTGAGTATCCGTACTTCAGGTAAAATAATTTTAGCTTATAACCCGACTGTATCGCCATATCATTGGTTAAGACAGATGGTTGATTGCGAAAGATACGTTACAACATATAGGGACAATCCATTCCTACCTAAAGAGATGGTAGATGCGATTGAAGATTTACAACACACAAATTTAAAAAAATGGTTAATATATGGAAAAGGTGAATTTACAGGTAATGATAAAGCTATATTTGAGTTTGACATTATTGATGATACTGATGGTGATTTCGTTTCCTTTGGTTTTGATATTGGTTATGCTAACGACCCCTCTGCTTTGGTGGCAATCTATAAAAAAGGTGATGAATTACATTTGGAAGAACTTCTTTATGAAACGAAGCTCGTTACTTCTGACATCGTTGAAAAGTTCAGAAAGCTTGAAATCGACAAATCACACGAAATCTGGGCAGATAGTTCGGAGCCAAGGCTTATTGAAGAAATCTACCGAAGTGGGTTCAACATCAAACCCGTAGTAAAGGGAAAGGATAGTATTAACTTTGGAATAGAAGTAATGCGTAATTATAAGATTAAGATACTAAAGAGTAGTCAGAATCTAATCAACGAAATGTATGGGTATGAGTACATAACTGACAAAAATGGTTATGTTACTGACAAACCACAAGATTATATGAACCACGCAATAGATGCAGCCCGTTATGCATGTATGATGTCATTGTCACAAAAAGCACAAAAGAAAGGAACTTATGCAATATCCATCGGAAAATACAAATACTAATAAGGGAAATCAAACGTGGACATCTGAAGAGATAAAAGAGATTCTACGATATGTAGCTGAACTACAACAAACAAACGAAGACCTCAGGGCTGGTATCATAATGATGCAGGCTAAATTAGATAACGAAGAAGCTAAAGTAAAAAGACTAGGTTTACTATTAGCAACATTAACAAATGTAAATTCACAAATGTAAACATATGGTAAAAGAAATAGAATTGAATGTACCACAAGATTGGACAACAATAACACTAAAGAAGTATTTAAGATTACAATCTGATTTAAAGAACTATGAAGATGATGAAGAGGCAATGGTTGCCCTAATGTTATCTCACTTATGTGGATTAGATGCGGAATATATCAATAAGATACCAACAAATACATACAACGAAATTAAAACGCTTCTGACAGGTTTTATATCTAATACGGAACATCCACTTCAGCAAATCATAAAGGTAAACGGAATTGAATACGGATTTGAACCCAATCTATCAGAGATTGCATATGGTGCTTATTTAGATATAAGTAAGTATCAGGATATGACAATCAATGAAAACTGGTCATCTATTATGAGTATCTTATATAGACCGATTATAGATAAGAAGGGAGATATGTATTCCATTAAAGCATATGATGGTAAGATAGATAAGGAACTGTTTATGGATGTTACAATGGATGTTCATTTCGGAGCCCTGTTTTTTTTTGTTCGTTTATTAACGGACTTGCTGGCCGCTATCCTGAAATCTTTGAAGGTGGAGGAGATGCCACCCAACATCAAATTAATTTTGGAAAGAAGTGGGGAAATTACCAAACGATTGTTGAGCTTGCAAACGGAGATATAAGAGCATTCGATGAAATCACTACACTTCCATTAGAGAAGTGCTTACTTTACATATCTTATAAACAGGATAAGGTTACATTAGAAAACATTCTACATAGGGAATCTATGAAAAGGCAACAGCAAGTATAACCATATTTTTGGGTTATGTTGTTATTAAGTAAAAGAAATTCCTAATGGCTAAATGGTCTAACAGTAGAAATGGTAATTTGCGTTATTCTGTTAATAGAGAGAACGCATCGGGTGTATATATTGGACCTACTCAAGGTTTAAGTTCACCTAAAAATTCACGCAGAGCATGTTTATGTTTAGATTCTGACACTTACGATGTAAGATGTTGCCAAGGTGCATTAATGCAACAGGGTATTGGTGTTATCCAAGGGACACGAATACATACAGGTGGTGGATTTAGTGATGGATATTCTGATGGATTTGACAATTAAAAAAATAATATAAGATATGTCTCAATTATCTAAACAAGCGTTAAAGGTAGAAAACAATACCAGTTTTCCAAATAATAATACAAATTATATTACACCTGCAATCTTACGTGATTACAATGTAGATATAATCGATTCAATGGTAGATGAGATACCATTTGGAGAATATACTCAATCGGTAGATAACTCTATCGCATCTTTAAACGCATTTACAGCATCGGCAAGTGGATTATCAACAGGTAGTTTATTAGTAACGGCTTCAGCAGCAGGTAATACAATCACCTTTACTAAAGGAGATGCTTCGACATTTAATGTAAGTATAGCTACAGGTAGCTCATCTGATTTAACACAATTAAATCAAGCTACTGCATCGCTTCAAGCTTTTACTGCTTCTGCTCAAGTTAGTATTACTAATTTAAATTCTACTACTGCAAGTTTAAATACTTCAGTTAGTAATCTTAATACGTTTACTTCTTCTCAATTATCTATCAATAGTGGGTATAACTCATATACTCAATCTGCTAATGGTAGATTAAATAATTTAGAAGCACAAACTTCATCTTACGCAATTAGTGCTAGTGTAGCAGCAGTAGATGCGGCACAACAAGCACAAATTAATTCTTTAATAGCAGCAACTGCATCGTTTGTAACTGAAGCAGAGAGTGGTTCGTTTTTAATAACTGCATCATTTGATAATGGTACTAGAAACTTAACATTCACAAAAGGAGATACAACTACATTTGCTGTAAATATTCCTGATGTAAGTGGTAGTTCAGGCAACTTTGTTACTACTGCATCATTTAATGCATATACATCATCTAACGACCAAAGAGTAAGTTCATTAGAAGCAAATACTGCTAGTGTAGCTACATCTATTACTAATTTAAATTCGGCTACATCATCTTTATTTACTTCTGCTAGTTTAGGATTAGTAACCGCATCTATAAGTGGAGTTAATTTAACTTTCACTAAAGGTGATGGAACTCAATTTACATTACAAACAGCAACGGGTAGTGTTGTATCAGCATCTTATGCAGAAACATCTTCAATAGCTAGAAACGTAGTAATTACTGCAAGAAACGGAAACGCATCTACATTACCAATAGGTACTGTTGTACATATTACATCTGCAGTAGGAGATAATCCGGTATTCAATACTGCATCTTATGATACTGAATTACTTTCATCTAATACTTTAGGTATTTTAAGACAGTCTGCAACATCAGGTACTGATGTAGAGGTAGTAGTGCAAGGAACTGTGACAGGTATAAATACTGACCCGGCATTAGGATTTGCAGCAGGTGATGTTCTTTATCTTTCATCATCTGGTCAATTTACAAACATACAACCACAAGCACCTAATCAAATTGTAACATTGGGACAAGTGTTAAGAGCACAACAAAACAATGGTTCAATGTATGTTAGTATTAATAATGGTTGGGAATTAAACGAATTACATAACGTACAAATAACAAGTCCTCAAACTAATGAATTGTTGGCATACGAAAGTGCTTCATATGGTTTATGGAAAAATAAATCCATAAGTACTTTAGGATTAGCAACAACGGGCTCAAATATATTTAACGGAAACCAAACTATAAATGGGGCTATATCAGCATCAGGCGATATCACAGGCCAGGGATTATATTTGAACGATTCAATAAATAATGGTAGAATTAGATTCGCAACGGGTAGTGGATATTTCAATATTCAATTAATCCCTAACGATGGTGATTTAGCATTTAGTAGAGATGGAGTATCAAATACTAAAGTAATGACATTGGGTGGTAAGACTGGTGGTTTTACTACATTCCAAAATAATGCAGTTCAATTCCAATCAACTATCGGAAGTGCACAATTTGATGCACCTGTTGTAATCAATAGTGGTATCAATAGTAGTGTACAAATAACAGGAAGTGCTATTATATCTTCAGGATTAACTGCCGCTTCAGCTACTATAAATGGAGCAGCTAGTGTTGGTGGTAATTTGACTGTAACTCCATTATCTTTAGCAACAAACGCACAATATATTATTCCATTCATTAGTGGAGGAATTGTTTCAAAAGATTCGGTAGATACTCTTTTCTATAATCCATCTACAAATCAATTACAAGTAAGTGCTTCAGCAACCGGTGTTGCAACATTATCACCTAACGTTATTTCATTCGCATCTGGAAGTGGTAACACACAGCAGTTGTCAAGTATGAGTAAAACTTCAGTAGTTAGTTCTGTTGAAGGATATAACATTGGTATGAGTGGTAATCCATCTAAAATTGGAGCACCTTCATTAGCATCTAATACAAAACCTGCTATCTTCGCATTAAGTAGTAGTAACGTACCTTACGTTGCTATGGAATTAGAACCATCTCAATCATTTACCGATGGTAGAGTAACATTCCCTCGTAATGTGGCAATGTTACAAAATTTAGAAATAACAGGAAGCTTAACTGCATCTTTATCAAATGGATATGTTTGGGTAGGTGATGCAAATAATAAAACAACATTAGTTGCAACATCTTCATTTGGAACTACAATTAATACAGGCTCATTCGCAACAACGGGCTCAAATACATTTACCGGCAACCAAACTATAAATGCAAATTTAATAGCTAACAAAGTTAGTGTATATGATTTTGATTC